GGAGTAGAAAATTACCCTTGTAATGGAAAACTTTCCATACCTATCACTAACACTAAGTGACTAAACAATGTCGTATTAAAACAACAAATAAGTGTACAATATAAATTTTTCATGCCTGCAAACTTTGCCAGTGTTCATGGAGTCTTTAGCCGCCTATACCCTGTCCAAGGGATTTATAAAGCTGGACTTAACCATAATTTTTCACGTTTAATATTCGCAATTCGCATGTTATATATCTCACAAATGTGTTGAAATGCAACACAACATAAACAATAATAAATACTAAGAAGAATATAGCAAATAATAGTTGTAGCTATTATTTACTGAATAAACCGAATCGCTTCGCTTCTTTTGTACTTATATGCACCGATCTTTCAAGATCCGCCTCCTTTTGTTCAATAGGAGACTCGCAAGGAGTCATTAATGCCAATTTATTTGACAATAATGCTACTTGCTTAAGCAACAGCTCAACTTTCTTATCCCTCTCATCCTCAATTGATTTCTCAATATCGATGGCGAGACCAGAAGAAATTTGAGCAAGATGAATATCACAATCAGCTGCACTCATGGTGGTATTGCCACCAAAAGTTAAGGTTGCGCCATTGACACAATCAACAACGAAAGATATTTGAGAAGTAGTACCAGCGGCAAGAAAATGAGCTAGTGTGCTAAAAAGCCCACCAGCACTATAATTTGCCACAATTGTACCTCCCAAACTAGCTGAAACAGTGGGAACGGCAGCAATATTATTACTACCAGTTGTCCACAACGCATTAATTTGCAATCTTCCACTAAAAGTACTCGGTATTACACAAGTAGTTGCAGTGAAAGTAGGAATTAAATTCCCAGTTGCAACTGCAACCATACTAGTACCACCAGCACTAAAAGGTGCCGCAGCAGTAGCATTAGAAGCAGTAGCTGCAAAATGCGCAGATATAAGATTTTGCCCAATTGGGGTTTGTTGCTTAGGACGAATCATCACAAATTGATAAGTTACATATAATTCACCAATTTCAGCAGTAGAAGCATTACCATTAGTAACTAATTGAAAGTTACCAATATCATAAAACTTAGCTGCCCCAGTGACAGGACTTAATACATTAGCAGAAGAAGAAACAAAATAGTTGTTGCATGAAAAATCACGCATACCACCCTTATGTCTCTTTCTACCTTGCATTACTACATCATGTTCCATCTGAGAATATGCTGTTCCTTTAACAGAACCAGCATAATTTTCAGCTTGAGTATCAGTAGCAAAATTCGCATCATCAGGATCAAAATTAGTTGCCATGATAACCTTACCAGCAGACACATTAGTGCCTGACGCAGTATAAGCTTCAGTGACATACTCAAATTTCAAAGTCTTAACACGGTATTCTTCATATGTTGCAGCAATCTGACTAAAGATTGGAAACAATATGGTATTACCAGGATTAAGAAACAATTGAACATTTGGCGCAGAAAGACCAGTTGTACCAAGAATATTGGTAACTTTCTCACGACGCAATTGAAAGGTATCTTCAATCGTACTATTATTAACAATAACAGTAGATTTACTTAACCCATCCGATGTGGAATAATCCCGCCCACCAGGACGATTCGACGAGCTATTAGCATTAGCTCGATTACGTTTTCTTTTCTTACCTCCTTTGCCCATAGAATGAATAATTTGACTTACTCTTCCTCTAGACATTACAGGTACCGTGACGGAACGCACCGCACGATTTTGACGACGACGACGACGAGCTGCTTTCTGGGCAGCTGTTTTCGGCATATTGTAGATAAGATAATAATATGATATGAACAAAAATTTATGCAGCGCAGGTCTGGAAAGCCAAATCAATGAAACTTTCCAAGCTCTTCAGCGCGCCACTGCATACACTTTCTTGTCCCAAATATAACGATTCAATAGCAGCATCACTGCGCCATAAACCACGTATATGTTTTATATCAATACCATTACACTCACCATACATGTGACCACCATACTGAGCATTTAAATACTCTATATAGCCAGAAATCACACTACGACACTCCTTATTGCCGTACGACGTTAATCGTAACGCACAAGCCCGGAGATAATGCCATCGTACATCATCAACCTTGGAATTAAAACACAGAGAAGCTAACACTTTCTCTGTTTCTGGAACTGGCATCCATATTCCTAAATCCTCATCAAAATCAAACGAATGACTCAAAAAGGAAACTTCAGACAATAATCGTGAAGTAGAACATGGAGTTTTTGTTGTAACACCAATAGAAGTCCAAATCTCACCAATAACGGTGGGATTAAAAACTGATACATATTGATCACTCACGGTAAATGTATTATCATCACCATTTAAGGCGGCCTCAACATTTGCCATGAATATATCATAATCAGGTTTTTCTTTTCTATCGTGACAAGCAATTATCCAAGCATAAGCAAACAAACGAAACAATATCATTGTATTATCAACAATAGTATTCGATGACCCACTTGGATTACCAGTATGTTTTTGGAATAGTTCACCATTCTCTAAAACACACACAGAATGCACAATACAATCATAAACACCAGCTAACGCTCTCGCATTTTCCGCTGTTTTGTACTCTGCAGCTAATAATTCCCATCTAATTTCCCTTTGACCATACATAGCACGGCCAAACAAAGATGAATCAAATTCACTCTCATCTAATTCAAATGCATTCGGATGAATGCAAAGACGATTATAAAGTCGATCCCATCCTTGTAGGAAAGTAGAACACCCCACAAAAGACCATGTTTTATTGTTACTAGCATAAAAACGATTGTTCATATCAAGACACAATCGGTTAGTAGCAACACTCAACTCAATGGGACACGCAGTAAAAGTTCTAATCTTATTCAGACGCAACTTTTCAATATCGCGCATCTCAACTTTTTGAGACACAGTCCATATAGGGACAATATTATCCACATTCTCTCCAGCAAGAATAGCCCAGAAGTCTCCTATAACAGCTGACGCTTTCGCATCAGCAAGGAACTCCCCTTTATTCTTATACTTAAGATTCCATGGATAACCACAAGAAGTGACCATATCAAGCTCTGATATAGTCGCTTCCTGCGACAGTACGCCACTCCCACCCATAAATGGATAGAAATGACGCAACGTCCAATCACCAGCCAACTCCCACGCTCCTTCATCTAACAAAGGTTGCCCTTTATCATATTTAGAAGCTGAAAGAAAACTAGCAACTGGATTTGGTAGTGATTTACGATATGCACTCGGTTTTTGACGACCCTTAAGCGCACAATACGTAACAAAAGTAGAATTTACAATCTCTTGGTCTTTAAATGGTACAAAGCGATTGCACTTACCTACATAATCAATATAATTTTTAACAAAATATTTACTATATAAGCGTGATCGAGGATTATCGCCCTCTCCACATCCAGAATAACGAAAAATATCACGGTCTAGGTATTTATCATACCAACCCGCCCATATATCGAAATCCGGCAGAGGGCGATCTAGTTTGTTGACACATGTCCGGTAGCTTTACGAGTAATTTCGCTCGTAACTGGAATAAAGCCGGTATCCACAGATGATGTAAAATTATGAAATCCTACACATTTACCATCTGTATTAACAACAGCACCAGAACAACTACCGTCTTGTGACGACACATCATAATAAGCCTTCTCTTTACCCACTACAGATATTACCGACTTTATATGACCTTGATCATCAGCAAGAGCTTCAACACCCTTCTTAGCACCAGCAGCATCAAGATATGCAAACATTTTACATTTTGCACCTACTTGAGGCAACGCTGCGCGCAAGAATTGAACACTCTTGAATTCTTTATTTTGAGAGATTCGACGATAAAGAAGATCATTACCAATTTCTTGAAATTCACTCTTCTTAAAATCAACCTCCTCATTACCATACGTGATATGTACTACATCAACATCATTCTTTTCAAAAAGATGCTTACATATTACAATACCCTGCCACACAAATGTGCAGTTCAAGCCTTTGGTTCCTGCCTGAGCCCAACCTACACATTTAGCAACATGGCCCGTCATAAAACGTGGTCCATTAACAAATGATTCCTTTCTCTCTACAGGGACAGATTTTTCTTCTTTTCCCTCTTGTTCACGATCTTTGCATTCAGCAGCCTTATGGCCCTTCTTTTTACAAACATGACAAGTCATGCCGGCATTAAATTTCTTTTCAGCCGATTTCTTCTTTTTTGTAGAGTGGAATTTTCCACATTTTAAATCACAATAAGCAATAGTGCATTTAGTTTCTTTCTTTTGTTCTTCAACAATAGCTTCAAACTTAACACCTTCTGGCAACATTCGGATGTCTTTACCTTCACTTTCAGACTTTTCAGCCTTAACATAACGGCAAACTTTTCCATCCTTATATTTTATAACCCCAACCTTCGCTTCACGCGAAAAAGGATTATCACCAGCATTTATTGCATATTGAGTTCCGCTTTTAGCCGACCTGCGACCAGTACGACGGACCATATTACCTTCTTCATCCTGATAAAAAAGATCAGAATCGCCCATATCTTGGTTATCATCTTCCGACGAACCAGATGACATCCACCACTTACGCTTGCCCTTTCCCTTCTTTTGGGAACGACTTGCGACAGATTTATTGGATGAATGACGTTCTTTCTTTTCTTCACCATCAGATGAAGGTTTACTTGCTGCTTTCTTCTCCGCCTTCTTAGCCTCGCGCTTTTCAGCACGCGACATTGGTTTCTTTCGAAGCCATCTAGACAGTAATAAAACAACAGCAAATAACACAATAATTACAATTGGTAAGATCCATGGTCGACTCTCAACCTTCTCCTTAAGAGAATTAAGATGTATTTGATCTTCAGTCTTATTCCAAAAAGCTCGCATACTTGCCCAAACATCAGCTTGCGCTGGTGTCGACACCGGTATGGCTATAGGAACTCGAGATAAATCAATTTTACATTTACGACAATAGTTCATATCAACATTCAATGATTTAGTATTACACAAAGGACAAATACCAACAACAACTTCATTGTCAGCATTAACTTTCTCTTCCTCAACGTGTATACGCGCGGCAACTTGCGACGGACTAAGTCCACCAACACAAAGACACTTTGTATTTTGGCAATTACTACATTTTCCACAACAACATTGTGTTAACCCACACTTCTTACAGATATTATCTCCATAAGCTTGTACTTGCTCATCAACACGTCCTGCCAGCTCATTAGCTGCCACAACAATGTCCTCAGCTGCCCCACTTCCAAGAAATGGAACACTTGTATCACCTTTACCTGATGAGAAAAATCTACTAAATAAATGGTAGCCACTACAACAATCCCGCACCATTGAAAGAACACACTTAAGTGACTTCCAAAGTGACACTGCTGCCATTGGACCATCTTTTAAAAAGAGAGGAATAATAGCAACCAAAGCCAATGAATCAAATATTTTTAATGTATCTGATTCAGTTAAAGCTTTAACTGCCTCTTTTTTCTCTCCTGTTTTAGTTTTTAATCTCACCCATAAATTACGCACTAGCGCAAAAATACAAAGCATTATACTAAACATTGAATAATAATCAATTGCAGTAGAAACGGTTTGCACCACCTCCTTCACTGCACCACCAGTATGAATCACATGAAGTTGCACCAATTGATTGGTTTGCGACATCTCACTCTTTAAACTAGTAATTTGATTATTAAAATTATTGACAACCTTCAATATTACACAATAAAGAAGGCGCAACGCATAGAAGACACACCCAACCAAAGCCAGGTACATACTCCAATGCATTACTTCCACAACAGTGCTACTAATAACAAGTTCCGCCGCCGAAGCAGTCGAGAACATTGAAATAACAACAATTGTGACTGGATAGGTCATATGCCAGGATCCAACTGAGCCATACCCAAAGCTAGGGCGCATAACTAAAACGCGCACCAACTTCCGATGGTTCATAATCCGAGCATCAACACGAAGCTCTTCGCCTCGGTCGACCTGAGCATTCATACGTGCTACAAC